GCTAAAAGTTTTACAACTTCCATATCAGCAAAGTTCTTGCCAGACGCTACAGTTAAGATAAGATTGTCTATTTCCTTTTCTTTGTATTCGGTCTGGATATCTACCAAATCTTTTTTAAGTTCAGTAATTTTCTTCTTATCCTTTTCACTGTCCGATAATTTTGCGTCTTCAAGTTTTTCAAGTTCCTTCTGAACCTTTGCAAAATCAGTTTTTAACTTTGCCTTATCGGTTCTGTACTTTTTAGCTTCTTCACTCAGTTCCTTTACATAGCTGTAGTCAAAATTCTTGCCTTCTTCTTCTAACTGGTCAATACTTACCTGTATTGCCTTAACCTCATCTGAGTCTTCCCCGTGCTCCGTTATTGCACTTTCTAAATCCGTGTTTAGTTCTTCTAAACTTTTTTCGTTATCCATCTTGGATATCCTTTCTTTTCTTTGCATAAAAAAAGCGCCCCAAATCTGGAACGCTGATTATGCGGTTTATATATAAAAAATGTCTATTTTACAAACTTAGACATCTTATCCCAAAATTTTCTTATCCAATAATTCTGATAATATGCTATTAATTCATCATTGTGCATATCGAAACTTATCCCAACATATCTGAATATTCGTTTCGTTAAATGTAATGTCTCGTGAATCATATGATATAATTCATCTTCTTTTTTTATCCAAACTATGAATTCAGTAGTAATTCCATTACTCATAGTATAAACAGCAGCATCATCTGTTTTTTCAAATTTCTTATTATCTCCTAAAAACAATTTAACTTTTAATTCAAATATGGGACAAATAAAAGTATATATAGTTTTTAAATTTTTTTTATGCTTCAAAAGTTCCTTTATTTTTCTCACAGTGCTTTTTAGCTGTTTCCTTATCCCATCTGTCTTTAGGATACCGGAAAGCCTGGGTTGTAGTAGTTTTCTTTCCTTTAAGCCTGCCGATAATTATAGACAACCTACCCTGCGCTATACGTCTAAAACTGCCCTTTTCAAAATTATCGGGACTTTTAATTCTGCAAGAAAATTCATTTGGATAAGGAATTTTAATCACCTTCTTTAAGTAATTTATTATCTTTCAAAATCAACCATAAATCCCAGGCTAGTTTTTCAAGTATGGGTTCTTTAATATCATTTGCTATAGCGTGAAATATCTCGTGTATGAAAGTTATTTCGTGCTGTTCCCTACAGGCAGTTGAATTTAATCTTATAATTTTTGTTAGTGCATCGTAATCACCGAATAATTTACTTCCTAAATCTTCAAATTTTATATCAAATTCAATACCCTTAATTTTAACTTTTTTAGGTATTTTCATTATTCCTCTTTAAATTTAATTTCTATACAATCTTTTATGTGATTTTTTATAAAATCTGTACTCATTCTTATCTTGGTTTCAATTACATTTGGAGAAATAAATTTTGCATCTATTAGTTTTATATGTATTTCCCTATTGCCAATTAATGTTATTATCATCTCTTTAGGTATTTTCATTTCTGCCACCTATACAAACTAAGTGGGTTAACTCCCCATTTACCATTAGGGCTGGGTTCATAAGGTGCTGTTTCGCATATTACATTGGCTTTACCATATAAACTTTTAGTCTTATCATTAAAAATAACATCAACCCTAAAATCTACTTCGTGTCTACAATTTGTTATAATTTCTTTATCATATATATAAAAATCTATAAGTTTGTATATACCAAACATCTTTTCAAATCTTTCTTTATTGTTATGGTATAGCCAAGTTCCTTGTATATATTTATTTATTCCTTTAAAATCCTTAGCTTTCCAACTTTCAAATAGTTTGGATACCATATATTCTGCTGTATTTTTATTATCTAAATCTAATTCCATTAAGCTGCCTTTCTGTAAACTTCCTTATACCAACTTCCTAACTGTGGTTGACTTGCAGGATTTTTCATAAACCCTATCCAGTTATTTACAAACTGCTGGCTTGATATTGCCTTATCGGTTGTATAGCATTCACAATGTGGATGCGGGGTAACTGGTAAATTTTCAGGTTTGTAAACTCCCGGTCCCAAACCTTCATCATTACTTGCAATATCCTCACATATAGAACAGGCATCTCCTGATGTACTCCACAGAATACCAATAAGTCCAGGATTTTTAAGAGATGACATTCTATCTGCTTCCCTAAAAGCATTTGTACGTTCTGTTCGCAGTAATCTTGCTGCATCGAATTGTACTCGCCTGCCATGTAATTTGGTTGTTATAGCACGCCTTGAAGGATTAAGCAGTTTATTTAATCTAGCTTCCAGTACCTTACTTGACGCTGGCCTTCCACTTACAATCTCCTCTAAAACAATCCGTTCAATTTCCCTTTTTGCTCGCTTATCCAGTAACCAAATCCTATCAGATAATTTAAGCCCGTCTTCCCAAATTCTATTATAAATTACCTTTACGGTATCATCTATAACTCCAGTAAGGACTCTTTTTAAGTCTACATCAAATCCTGCACCTGAAAGACGCTTACCGTACTTATCCAACATTATCCCATTTACTTCTTGTCCCAGGTCAGCACTTTCAATAAGTGCCCCGTTAAGCACCCTTTTAAAACCATTGGTTAATCTGTCAGCTTCTTTTAGGAGTTTAGCTATCTCTTTTTTCTTCTGCGTATAACTCCAACCAGCTTTATAAATAATCCTATCTGCATCTTTTTTTATACTTTCTGCAAACTGGATATAGAGCCTACCGAGTTCTTTTTCCTGTACTGCTTTTAGCTTAATCCAGTCTTTACGGTTTTTAAGGATATATTGTTCAAATTCATCACTCATTTATTTTGTCCAAGTGATTTTTAGATTTTTTTCTTTATTTACTATTTTACTTGATATTTGGGATTAATATTTTGCTTAACACTTTTTGAGCGTTTGATAGAATCTTCTATCATATAATCTTTGAGACTATATAAAGGTTCCTTTTTTACTATTTCTATTATTTCGGCAACTTCTTTCCTAATTATTTTAAATTCATCACTAATAGAACCTGTGTCGGAAATTTTTCCTTTGTTCTTTTTCATTATGTTTTATCCTCCTTATTTTTTTACTTATTATCTTCTAGATTCTCCATATTTTTAAACTCTACCCAGTTGCTATCTGATTCTTTGTCTTTATCCGTAATTACTTTATTACTTTCTTCAACATTTTCCATTTTACATACTTCTAAGGTATAATTGCCTTATTTTATTAAATTGTTTAATCTATGATATTACTTTTTTATCAGGTATCTTTGCAAGAATTTTTTTGGTAATAATTTTTATCCATTTACTAGAAATAGGAGGTTTCCCATTAACATCAATTGTCCTATTAGTAAGCAATCTACCAAAAGAATATTGTTGTAATTCCCATTCAATAATCTTCTTTAATTCTTTTTTATTCATATAATAATTATATCATTTTTCATTAATTAAAACTTCTTGTTTAAATTTATCTGCACTTAATCTTTTTTCAGCTATCTCAATATAATCAGGATTTATTTCTATGCCTATAAAGTTTCTATTTAATTCTATTGCCGCTACTCCTGTTGTCCCTGAACCAAAAAATGGGTCTAAAATTATATCTTCTTCTTTGCTAAAAACTTCTATACAAAATTTTGGTAATTCTATCGGAAATGGTGCAGAAGATAATCCCTTGCTTTTTGCTGTTGATGATTGAAATATATTATGTTTATATCCTAAATTATTTGGATATTTTATTAATGGGTGTTTAGCAAAAATAAAGATATATTCAAAAGCATTTGTTAGTCTATCTTTAATAGGTATGGGATTATTTTTCCACCAAATTACTGTATCTATGCAAAACCACCCCTGTTTTAATAGTCGCTGAGCAATATAAAATGGTCTAAGTACTCCTGTTTCCCCATAAGAAAATCCTAAATTCAAACAATAAAATCCATTATCCTTTAATATCTTTAACAATAATTCTGAACAATCTTCTATAATATATAATGGTTCTCCCACATCTATTGAATAATGAACCCCCGTTCCTCGCTGGTATTTCTTGGCTGAATTAAAATATGGTGGGCTTGTAATAACTAAATCAATACTTTTATCATCAATATCTTTTAATACTTCCAAACAATCCCCACAATAAATATTATTCAGTTTCACTATATACTCCACTCATATTCTTTTCCTGCTCATTTTGTTCTGCTAATATTTCAGCCATAAGTTTTTCAGGGTCTTCTACGCCAAGTCTATCCATTTCATGCTTAACGGAACTTAGCCCTGCCGATATTTTCTGTACTGCAATCTCAACTTCTTCCTTTTCGTGTAAGGGTACTGGCATATGAGTAATAATTTCAATATCTGTTTCTTCGGGATAAGAATAAGATTCGTAGATTGCTCTCATTTTTAGGCTGTCTTTATACATCTGAGCAAGTGTCGGTTTCCAAATAGTATTTTTTGTATTGGTCTTAGAAATCATAGAGGCAAACATTAACTTTAATGCCACTCCCGATAAATTACCAAGTTTCGATACTATCGCTGGATTTAATTGAATGACGCTTGAAAGTTCAAACATTATATCTTTTAGATTATCTATATGGTTTTTTAGGGTTTCGGTATAAGCAAATTTAGATTCCAACTTAAATATATCAGGCTTTACATCACCCGTTCCAGCACTCATCAATTCAAATACTGCCCCTGGTTTTGTCTTGGGTCTATTTTTTTGACCTTTTGCATCGGTAAATGGTTTGATATTCATCATAATTGTAATGGCAAACATCTCAAAACGCAGTGCATCTGATGAGTCTGAATACTTTTTATTAAGCTCATTTATTATTGGTATTAAGTCTATAAGCTCACTATATCCCCACACCATACCAAGTGCTGGATTATTCGGGATTATATAGACTGGCATAAAGTCAAGATATTTCTTACCGCTACCTAAATATATCGGAGCTTGAATAACTTCTTCTACTTTTAGATTTTGCTTTACGTTGTAGGTAGCTTCTTCAAATAGACACTTACCGTTTATCATCTCAAAAGTCTGTTTCCAGATAATATCATCACTCTTAAAAGCTACAAAATGAACTTTGGTTAGTTTCTCATAATCATCAAATTCGGTTATTGGAAAACATTCTATTCTTGGACGGGGTAGAAATCGTATTCCTTGCTCATCATCGTAGGTCATCTTGAATACTACCCCACCAGTAGTATTACACTCTTTAGCTGCCTGTTGTAGTTTCAGATTCATATTATTCTTTTTGTGGGTTTCGTACAAATCTTTTTCTACAACTTCAATTTTCTTATCTAAAGATTTTTTATCTGAACTTACCGCAATATCAATAGGCTTTTCAAACTGCCAGTTAGCTAACTTGTCTATAATATACCGGGAATAGTTTATCGGTATCTGCGCTGGTTTTCTTTCGGTAGTCTGTTTAAATTCAGGGTATTTAACCTCGATATGTTTAAATACATCATTCTCATAATAATCGTAATACTTTATGAGTCTATTAAGCTGCTCAAGTTGTACTTCAGTAAATACCGAATATGCTTTATCTTTAGTTTCTTCTGGGTGAATAAGCTCTATTATTTTTCTTAGGTCTGCCATAATTTCCTTTATTTCTTATTTTTTAAAAGAATTCTCAATTTTTGACATTCAGATGAAGCAAATCTAAGAATTCTTAAAAGAAGTTCTTGGTTAACTTTTTCATAATGTAGTAAATTAGATTCTTTTTCTAAATTGAAATTATTAATTTTGTTATTATAAGTTATTAATCCATAAGGAACAGAAGGATAATCATCTAAAAAATCAAAATATAAATTCCTTAATTCATCAGGAATAACAAAATAAAATTTATTAGGTATAAAACTATTTGGATATTGTTTGCGAATTTCAGTAAAATTTGAGTTTATATAAAATCTATGCTTATTAAATTTAATTCCCCGTACTTCCAAAAAACGTAATTCATGTTTTTTATAATCATCTCTATTAAAATTTATATCTATAGCAAATAATTCATTTTTAAAATCCTGTTTTTCTGTTTTAATTTCATATTCAATAAGTTGTTTACCCAAAGTCAATTCCAATACATCACAATTGAAATCCCTAAATATTTCTGTAAAAAAACCTAAAGAATAATTTTGTTTTTTTAAAAAATCAATTAATTTTATTTTGACAGAAAAACTATAATCTGTTGTTCTTAAATGATTTTTATAAATTTCTTTCATATTTACCTAAACGAGAAGTCCGCCAATTTTGACTCACCAGTAATATTTGCTTTTGAATAAGCCCCATATCTCATAGAATCGCAAAAATGGTCATTAAATTTAACTGGTTCTTCCATTACGTTCCCGTCCTTATCTTCTCTACGCTTATAAGATTGAAGTTCCTTAATCCCATTTATGCTGTCAACAGTAATTCCAAGCATTCGGGTCTTACAGTAATCTATTCCAGCTGTAACATCTTTTCTAGCTTTATGAATATTAAATTCAGCTTGGTAAAATTCATTTATCCTATCTGGTTCTGATGGGTCTGCGTAAATTTCTCTGTACCGGTATTCTTCTGGTATTAATTTTTTTGCTCGTTCTATAAGTTCAGTATTGGTCAGTCCGGCCTGGTATAGGAGTTCGTGGGTTATAAAGTCATTTTCGACCCAGTTAATCTCAGTTAAACAAGAAGGGTTAGAAAAACCAAAATCAAGTCCATAAGTTATATCGTCTATTTTCTTATCATCTATGATTTTTACTTTAGTTTCTTCATCAATCTTGACTTTCTTAAACGTTTTCCAATTACCATAAATGATATTTTCAAGTACGCCCCACTCACCAAGTGTATAAATCTTATAGAAATTCTGATCTACTTTTATTAAGTTTTCAATCTCTTTGCGTCTTGAAATTGCCAGATATGGATTATCTTTATATGTGGAAATATTCTCAATGGCATCATAATTACCACTATCAATAAGAATTGTTTTAATCCAATGCAGAGCCGATACTGGATTAAAGGACATATACATCTGCCCGTTCATCCTCATATTAAACTGGTGAAAATCATCAAAGGTAAAATCAATCGCTTCTTCAAGCCAGACATCATCTGTTTGAAAACTTGCTACTTTATGCGGGTCGTCTAAGGACATAAAATAACAAATATTGTTTTTTATTCTTAGTTCCAAATCGCTCTTATTTAGCTTATATGGAATACCGAGAGAATCAACGATATCTATAGTTTCCTTATAAGCTGTTTTCTTTAATGCCGGGAGTGTCTTACGTGCAATTACAAAAGTCCTTTTGCCTTCACTGCATAACTTATTTATTGCAAAGAACTGTGAAAGTGAATAAGACTTTGATGAACCCGTACCACCTCGAAGTATATTAATTCTTGCTTTGCTTTGTTCTAACCAATCATAGATTTTGGTAACATTGATATCAACTTTCATCTTTGGCTCGGTGAATTACTATTTCTATTGGTTCAGCAGTTTCAAGTTCAGTATGGGATTTATCAGATACGAATTTTTTCATTGCCGCAACCAATACTTTATCGTTTATAAATGCACGCCTAATAAATCTTTTAAAAAGGCTTTTACCTTCTTCTGTTTCAATTTCTTTTAAGACTTCATCAAGTTTTTTTGCATAGCTTATCGCACCTTTAGGTTTGCCAGGATTGCCTTCTTTAAATTTACCATCTTCTTTCGTATACTCACGTATTTTGAACGTATTTACGTTAATTTCATTATCCATTATTTATCGCTCTCAATTGTTACCCTAAAACTTTCTCCTGAAAGTCCTTGCAATTTTAATATTGCTTCAATATCACTTCTAGGCACATCTAATTTTATTCTCGCTCCATCTCCTTGACCGTCCAGATTAATCGCTGATTGTATTGGTGGAAGTGAAGCTATAAATGTTATTTTTTCCATAATTTTTTATACATAACAAACCCACCGCCCTACCAATCCCATTTAATTACTTTTAGGATTAAAATCTTTCGGGAGCATAAGAATAATCTATTTCATCATTTAGCCAATCATTAAATTCTTTCCTATATTTTTCTTTCATTTTATTCATTTTGATTTTATATAAACTGGCACATTGCTTACTACAGAATATTTGTTTTCTACGTTTTTTAATAAAGGGTTTAGCACATCTTTTACAGATGCCATTTCTGTCCCATTCGGTTTCTATTATCTGAAACCCATCCCACCATTCTTCATTAATATATAATCCGCTAAATTTTTTATTCATTTATTACCCTTCATATATATAAAGTCGTTTATCTCCCGACTTTAGGACATATTTTTGAAAAATATTTTAAGCCAATTTATATAACGTCTTATTGTTCTTTCTGAAATCCCCAAATATTTTGCTATTTCCCAATCATAATATCCCAACACTTTGTAAATTATTACTGCTCTTTTCCTTACATTTTTTATCTTTTTGGCAATAGTAACCACATCAACATAATTACATATCACGTCTTCAAAATTTGCCGCCTCTAAATTGGATATTACTTTTGTTCCCATAACTCTACTTTTAGATTTTATAAGAGTAAGTCTTTTATAAATTGCTTTTACTACTTCATATAATTCTATAATTTTCTCCCTTCATAATAAAAAAAGAGGGACTAAAAACCTTTCGGCTTCTAATCCCTCATTGTGCAAACGCAAGGATAATATTAAATTGTTAAATTAAATTTACAATCTCATCTCGTTAAAATTATATTCTATTTTAATGGTTCTTTTATTAGTCTCATTATCAGTTATATCAGAAAGAACTTTACCAATATAAAAATGCCATTTTAAAATTTGCGGGGTATTCATAGATACACAGAATGGTATAACATATTCGGTAAATGGTTTTGTTATTTTTATTTCACCCCTAAATATTCCAGCTTCCAAAATAGCAATATATTCAGTTTCAATTTCTTTATTATTTGTTTTTAATTTATTCATTTCGTCACATCTACCTTCATCTCATCTGCATTGATTGAAAGCGATTTTTCAAACCTTCTAAATTTTTTTTCTTTAAACTTAAAAATAAAAATAGGAAATCTATCATCTCTATTTATTATCTCTTCAAACTCATCTATAACTTTGTGCAATTGTTCAGATATAGATTTCATCGAGGTGGATAATATACCCTTATTTTACAAAATGCAAGTTCCTTTCCTTTCCAACAGCATAAAGCCTATTACCCCAATTATATTTAGTTTCAATTGTTTGTATATAAAATTCCATATCTGCTTCTAAGTCTTGATTAAGCTGCCTGAATAGGTTTTCTATGCGCTTTTTAGCTTGCTTGTGTTCTATATCGTTCGTTGTTATTTTTATTATGTATTGTTTAGTTTTCATCAAATCTTATCCAATTCAAAATAAAAGCTATGGGAATAGCTATTAATATTAAACTTAATCCACCCCATAATTGATTTAAATCAAATTTGCCTATAAAAAACCATACTGTTGCATTAGCCTGTATTGTAAGCATTAAAAGTACTCTTTTAAGTAATTGCTTCATATATTCTGTTTTCATACTTATTCCTTTCTTTCGTCTTCTCTAAATATTCCAATACTTTATCATAATCCTTATCCCATATCTCGTTTTTCTTCTTTAATAGATATTCATAATCATCTGGACGTGCTTTTTTAAACCAATTCTTAAACCAGAAAGGGTCATTGTGGGCTGATAAATTCCCACCAGTATGATGAGTAAAACATAGTCTTACTCCATTTCTTATATCCCACCTAAGAGCGTAATTTTTTCTACCAATAATATGATGGGGATCACGAATGGGTTTTCCGCATATTTCACAATTCCCATCGGACCGGATAATTTCTGACCACAGCTTATCGCATTTATTCTTTAATGTTTTTCTACTTGGTTTACGTTTTGTTATTGTTTTCATATTTATCTTTTAACTTCTTATCATTATCTTTTATGATTTTATTAATTACTCGACATTATTAAGATTACAATAAAATTTATTCCTAGAAGCAGTGGTTTGATAATAAAATTCAATCCAAATAGAATATTTAATCCAATAATGTGCCTGTAATATATCTCTAACTATACCCATTGCAACTTCTTTTAACATATCTTTATCCATTATTTCTCCTCTACTTTTTGGATAACTTTAAAACACATAAACCAATCGTTATTGCTAGATATTCCTATTTCTTTACCTTCGGCTACCAATTCTATTGGCTTTTTGGATTTGAGGAACCTTTTTATGGTGAGAGTCATATCCCATTTACCCTCATCACCGTCATAATTACCTATCTCATAGATACGTTTCAAATCTTCTACGCTTAACAAATATTGTTTCATTTCTCCTCACTTTCTAATATTATTTTTACTTTTTTGCCAAATGGAAATTCTACATAATCAAAACTGCCTGATTTAAAAATAAATTTCAATGTATTCCTTGTAGTTTCTATATCCATAATTTCCCCTTCTGCTATCACAACCTGATTTTTAGGTTTTAGTTGGCAGAGTTCATAATAGAGATTAATAAGTTCTTCTATTTGGTCATCGTTTATAAGTGGCTGTTCTTCCCAGAGATTTATAACTGTTCTTATCTTTAACTCAACTTCTTTTCTATATTCTTTACTCATCTTTCACCACCTTTAGGATTATATTTTTGCCTTCTAATTGCTTTAATCTATCAAAATTTTGTTTCTCCATAACTATCCACATAGTATTCCCTACATCCCTAATAGCAATTTTCCCTTCTGCTATTACTATCTCATTTTTTTTAACTTGGTTAGGATTTCAGTGGCTACTTTCTCTTTTAGTTTTTTAAGCAAGGTTAAGTTTTCTTGTGATTTATAATCTTTGCCAAGTGGGCTTTCCAATACCTCTACTATCATATCTATTTGGTTATTTTTCATTATCATCTCCATTTGTTAATTGAAATCTACTATCTATCATTTTTTCATAAAGAGTTCTGCCATCTTTCATAGTCATATAAGGTAAGAATATCTGTTCCATTTTCACCATTTCTGTTTCTAAAATTGCCATTTGTGCCTTAACCCAATATAAAATAATCCTCCAAGAAACTCTTAGGGCTTGATGCTCGTTTACAAATCCTGCCGATATTATTTTTTCCTCATATTGCTGTTTTAAAATTCTATATACAGGTTCGGGATTGCAAGGAAGTTGTATTGCCATATCACCGTGTGGGGTACTTACCATAAAAGATAAAGATTTAATTTTCCCTTCGCTATCATAATCAGATAGTATTGATTTAGCACCGTGAGAAGTTAATACTTCTTGAATTTCTGCCACTGTCTTTTGTGGTTCTATGCTGGTTGTATACGTAAATAATGGTCTTTTATTTTTCATCTACCCCACCTCTTTTTAAATTGTTTACTTCCAAAACGAATACTTGCTATAAAATATCCATCTATCCTATTAGTCCAAAAATAGACACTAAAAAATGATGTAGAAAATTCAAACCAATTAATACACCATTCTTCAAAATTTAAAATTACTAATATCATTTCTCTTCCCTTTCTTACTTAATGCTTAATCTTTCCTTTAGCTCAATATTTAAATTTCTTACCTTTTCTATGGCGGGAGATAACAGATTATCATACCCTCCCTTTGCACCCGCTATATATCCTTCAAGCCAGCATAATATATCGGATATGGCATAGTCTATATTTTCATCTACGGTTATCATTATTCTTTTTTCCATTATTTACCTCACTTTCTTTTAATATTTTTACAACTTGATTAAGTTCAATAATTCTTTCTCTTATTTCCGAATAACTGTGTAGTGTACCTAATTCTTCATCACTTCTTAAATGTGCCTTAATCCATCTTTCATCTTCAATTATCCTATCTTCTAATAAACGTATGGCATATCTAAACATTTCTTTTATCCTCCTTTAATTTATTTAATTTATCCCTATCGGGTATATTTAAAACTTTATGTGTTTGTTCCTTTACTTTTGGTGGTATTGGCTTCCATTCATAATCATCTTTCTGGGTTGCCCACTGCCTTTCTTTTATTTTAGCCTCCTGGATTGCTTCCTTGTCTTTATCTTTTAGTACGGCCTCAGTTACCCAGTTAAGAATTGCCAGATAATCGGATTTATAAGTCTTACCCTTTGACCCCTTAAAAGCATTTAACTTATCAATAAATTTTTTAGTATATTTTTCTCCATACTCTTTTATTAGTTTCTGATATTCCTTTTTAGTCATTGAAACAAAATCTGCATATTTGTATTTCTTTTCTTTATTCTTATTCTTCTTCTTATCTATATCTTTTTCTCTATCTCTATCTCTATCTCTATCTATAGGTAACTCTGCGTTATAACTTTCCGTTGTAACTTCGCGTTGTAACTTTTTCTTATATTCTTTCCTATAATCCCTCTGTCTTTGATATTCCGATTGATAAATATTCCAGCTTAGAATCTGTATAACATTATTTTTATCTACTGATATTTTTTCAAATTTAATCATCTTTTTCTTACTCACTTTTAGAATATTTATGTCAGTATCTAGTAATTTTGCTAATTGTTCGTCTGTGTAACCCATATCCTCGGTTAAACAAATTTTACCATCAAGGGCATTATCTCCGGCTAAACATAAAAATCCTACCCAAACCCACCTTTCAATAGGGAGCAATTCTTTAAATAAGGTTCTTCTTAAAAAACCCTCGGGATAAATTTTAATCCAATTTCTTCTCAAATCCTCTCCCTAATTCTTCCCCACCACCAGCTAAGTAAGGCCAGCAGTATAATAAATGTTATAAATATAAGTTGCTTAATCATTATATATTCCTTTCTACAAAATTATGAAAATCCTCTGCAAAATATCTATTCCAGATATATCGTTCAAATCTATTAATGTATTGCAAGGTCAATGTCTTGTGTCTAACATATAATAAATACCGTCCAAATAATTTAATAATGAACCAATCAATTATTTTCCCAAATATTATTTTATTTTTCATTTTAAATCCTCTAAATATTTAATAAGTTTATCTAAGTTCCCGTTTTGGGTATAGAATTGTATATAAGTTATTATTGCTATGGCATCATCTCTCGATATGGGAAATGCAATAGTCATTTTCTTTATTAAATTTAATATTTCCTTATTCCTAAACAACTTCATAATCGCTATATTTAATTGCTATTTTTTCTGGTTTTAATCCTAAATCATTTGTAGATTTTCCACATTTTTTACACTTGAAGGATGGTATCACATAATACCAGTAATTTATGTCATCGTAGGCACTCTCATCTGTTTCTAAATTACCGCAATTTTCACACTCTAAATCAGCCCAGCAATCCCGTCTCATTTGATTATATTTTTTTATTACTTTCATTTTATTATTCTCACCTCTCTTTCCTGTATTCCCTTTTTTAAATTCTCTTTATGCCATAAGGGCTGTAAATTGTTTAAAGCCCAACATTTTTTGAATTCTTTATCATCATAAGAATTAAAATTGAAACTCGATATTGGTTTTATATGGTCTATGCTCCAACCATTTTTCCCGTAACTGTTCCAAGACATTCCTTTTTTAAATTGCTTTTCAAGATGTAGTTTTAAATCCTGTAAAGTATAACCAACCAATCTTTCCCAATATCTGCCATTTTTGTTTTCTTTTAATGAATGATGAATTGCCCTACGAATATTAATATTTAATCGATATTCGATACTTTGATTTCTTTTATTTTTATGCCAATTTCTAGCAAGTTCCCTATATCTTTCCAAGTTCTCCTCTTTCCATTTAATTGCTCTAACCTTGTATTTGTCAGTATTTTTTATGTAATCTAATCTTTTATAAATTTTTATTTTATCTGGATTATTTTTTACCCACCTCTTGTTCAACTCAATTCTTCTATCATGATTATTGATTTCCCATTTTTTATATAATTCCTTAACTCTTTCTTTGTTTGCTTTTTTCCATTTTCTTGTGGCTCTATTAGCACAATTCTTACACCAATAATTTAAGCCATCTTTATTAACTTTATGTTTATTGAATTCACTAATAAGTTTTATTTTTCCACACTTACCACATCTTTTTGTTTTCATTTAATCACCTTAATATCTAGCTCTCTTGTACCAAATTTAAAAGCCTTATCTAAATCATTTACAAAATATAAATCCAATCTCTTTTTACCATCCTTATTCTTAATAGCTTCCCCACAATCTACTGCTAAAAACGGTTTAATATCATAATTGAATTTAACTAAAATTATATCCCCGTAATCTATCTCACCATCGGGGTCTATGGCACAGAAGTTAAAATATTTACTCCATTTCTCTATGTTAATTCCTGTAGCTGAATAAGAATTGCAGCCTAAATCTTGAGAAGTATAGCCAGTGCATAAAGCCTTTTCCCAACCCTCATAAAATCCTTTAGTTCTAGCTAGCTCACCATATTTCAAATATAGTTCATTATATTGGCTATATAATTCATTATAGCCCTTAACAAATTCCCTATAGGTTTCTAGCCTAGCTTCCTCTTTGCTGATTTCAACTTCCAAGTATTCAACCATAGCTTTATTATGCTGGTCTTCCCTTACGATGATAACCAGTATTAAGGTTGCTATTAGAGCTATTGAGATTAATATTGTTAGTTTATTTGGTTTCATCTTTTCTTTTTAATATGGAATTGATTTGACACAAAGTTGCTGCAATAAAGGTTAATATTCCTATATGTATTGCAAAATAAATCACAAATAATAAGACAAATTTATCAAATAATTCAATCATCATTC